TGACAACGGAGAATTCACATGATCATCTACAAGACCGTTGCCAGCAGTGGCGAAGGGCTCGACTTCGTGCTGTCGGACGCGACTGTGGATCGCTATGGCGATGTCATTGAGCCGGCCGGATGGGTTCTGACAAACTTCAAGAAGAACCCAATCGCACTGTTTGGGCACTCGGGCAGTTTTCCGATTGGCACATGGACCAACCTTCGGATCGATGGGGGCCGGCTTCTCGGCGAGCTGAAACTTGCCGCACGCGGTACAAGTGCCCGCATCGACGAACTGAGCAGCCTCGTTGAGCAGAAGATCCTCCGCGCCGTCTCGGTGGGTTTCCATCCCATCGATTCCGAACCGATCGATCCGAAAAGACCCCATGGGCCGCAGCGCTACACAAAGCAGGAACTGATCGAGACATCCCTGGTTTCAGTACCGGCCAATCCCGCCGCGCTGCAACTGGCGAAATCTCTCAACATTTCATCCGAAACCATGACCCTGGCCTTTGGCGAGCATGCCGATGTGAGGCGAAGGGACGTGTCTGCAACCGGCGAGAATGCCGTCAGAACCCTTACTTCACGAAGGATTTCCCCTATGAAAACCCTGTCTCAGCGCATCGAGGATGCGCAGACCGATCTCAATGCCAAGCGCGACAAGCTGACCGAGCTCAACGGTGCCGACGATCTCGATCTCGATGCCATCGAGGAACTCAACGACCAGATCGAAGTGGCCGAGCGCACTGTGAAAGTGCTGAAGGCCTCGGAAATCAAGATCGGCCTCGGGGCTGCTGTTCCCGGTGCGCCGGTCGTCGCCCGCCGTCCGCTCGGCTTCCCGCAGAAGGAAGTCAAGGGCATGGACCTTCTGGTTCGCGCCATCGTGGTCCGCGGCGTCTCCCATTTCGGTGGCAAGTCCATTGAAAAGGTACTCGACGAACGCTATCCAGGTCATGAAGCCACCGCGATCATCGCCAAGGCTGACCAGACCGTCGGCACGACCACCGTATCGGGATGGGCATCCGAAATCGTTCAGACTGGCTATGCAGAATTCCTGCAGGCCCTGACCGGCTTCTCCGTATACCCGGCGTTGCGTGACCGCGGTATCGGTCTCAGCTTCGACGGTCAGGGAACGGTCAGCATCCCCAGCCGGACTGCTGGTGGGGCTGGCGGCGGGTTTGTCTCCGAAGGTTCGCCGATCCGCGTGGGCCGCATCACGACCGCCGCAACGACCATGACCCCGAAGAAGATGGGCGTCATCGTTCCGTTCACCCGCGAACTGGCGAAGCGCAGCACCCCGGCGATTGAGGCGCTGGTCCGTCAGGCCGTTCTTGAGGATACCGCTACCGTTCTCGATAGCGCGCTTCTCGACGCAACGGCTGCCGATGCCGCACGTCCGGCAGGCCTGCTCAATGGCGTATCGGCTGCGGCTTCCGGCTACGGTGGTGGCGATTTTGCAGCGGTGGTTGCAGACTTCAAGGCCCTGCTTGCGCCGTTCTACAGCGCCAACGCGGCCGACAACATCACCGTCATCATGAACCCGGCCCAGGGTCTTTCCATGGGCATGATGCCGGATCCCATGGGGAACTTCGGGTGGGCAAGCGCCATCACCAAGCGCCTGACCATTCTCGAATCCACCCATGCGACGGCCAATCGCCTCATCGCGATCCGAAATTCCGACTTCGCCACTGCGATCGGCGACGCACCGGACTTCGATATCTCCGAGCAGGCGACCGTCCATATGGAGGATACCACTCCGCTCGAAATCGTCAGCGGCACCGGCCCGACCACGGCCGACCCGGTTCGTTCGTTCTTCCAGACCGCAACCATCGGCGTTCGCATGTTGATGGATGTTTCATGGAAGATGCGCCGTACCGGCATGGTGCAGTGGATCGATACCACGACCTGGTGACATAGTTGGGGGGCGATGACGCCCCCCAATGATCAAGCAAATCTGACAACCAAGGATTACCCCAATGACTACTCGCAGGTTCGTCGTCAATGTCACCACCGCAGCGGATGGCAGCTTTACCGGCTATACGCCGTTTCTGTCCGGTGCGCTTTGCGCCATCCACTACATCAAGACCGACTTCGCCGATGGCGTCGATTTCACCATCACCGCCGAAGCCACGGGCGAAACCCTGTGGACCGAAGCCGATGTCAATGCGGCCAAGGTGTGCATGCCGCGCGGCGCCACACATTCCAATGCCGGTGTTGCGTCTCTCTATGCTGCCGGCGGTACGGCAGTGCAGGATCTCATCCGCCTCAGCCGCGATCGCGTCAAGATCGTGATCGCAGCAGGCGGCAATGTCACGACTGGCGCCTTCCACATCGTCGTGGAAGACTGATAGCAATGCGAGATGGGGCGGCTCCGGCCGCCCTTATCCTTTGTGGAGATGATCTCGATGCGTGAAACATGGTACGTCCTCGAAGACGGATCGGCCGTCGATCCCAATGAAGTGGCACCGGACGCGAAAGGCGTTCTCCGCCATGGAAACGGGATGGCCATTGCAATGCGCGGGCAGGTTCCCAGCACCCGCGGCGTCAATCCGGAAGAAGAGCGATCGAAGGCAGCCCTTCGCAGGAACGTGGTGGATGACCGGTCCAAGGAGATGAAGCCGGAGGAATCGAAGCGCTCATACAAGACGCGCGAAGCCAAGGCTGAGTAGTAATGGCATGGCCAATTGGTTGACGCGCATATTGCCGTCATGGATGAAGCGCACCACCGAGGGTGCCTATCGTCCCGGCCCATACCTGCTTTCTGACGGCTGGCTGTCGGCGAGCGCCGGCAAGTTCGTCAATTGGTGGCAGATGGGCTATTCGATGAGTCCCTATGGGGAGAGCAGCGCCATGGTGGAAGCCTGTGTCTCCGCTTATGCGCAGACTGTCGCCATGTGCCCTGGCGATCACTGGCGCAAGTTGGACAATAACGGGCGGGAGCGCGTAACGACTTCGGCACTGTCGCGCATCCTCCGGAAACCCAACGACTATCAATCGATTTCCGACTGGCTTCTGAATCTGACGCGCCGTCTCTACGACAAGGGCGAGTCCTTCGGCCTGGCAATCCGCAACGACCGCGGAGAGATTGCCGAAATCCACCTTATGCGGCACGGCCAGCCTTACATCGCCACGGATGGAAGCATATTCTATCAACTTAGCGGCAACGAGATTGTCGAGCAGCGTTTCGATCTAGGCTACCCGATTCCGGCGCGAGATGTTCTGCATGTCCGCCTGCATACGCCACGCCACCCGCTCAAGGGAGAAAGTCCGATTCTCGCCACCGTCCTTGATCGTGCCATGGCCGGTGCCGCGCTCAACCAGCAGATCACCTATTATCTGAATCAGGCAAAGCCATCTTTCTTTCTGGAGACCGATGAAAAGCTGACAGCCAGGCAGGCGATGGAACTCCGCGAAAACTGGGACGCACAAACCAAGGGAGAAAACGCGGGCGGCACGCCGATCCTGAGCTGGGGACTGAAGGCAAAACCGGTCACCGGCACGGCAGAGGATGGACAGATGGCCGACCTCTTGAAGATGTCCGACCAGAATGTTGCACTGGCGTTCAGGATGCCGCTGCAGGTTCTGGGCGTCGGCGGAACACCATTCGCTTCCACCGAACTGTTGATGCAGTCGTGGATTTCTTCCGGGCTCGGGTTCGCGCTCAATCATATCGAGGAAGCGCTTGGGCAACTGTTCGGGCTCAAGGGTGTTCCGGATGAATATCTCGAATTCGACACAAGGGCCTTGCTGCGGAGCGCGTTCAAGGAGCGCATTGAAGGACTGGCGCGTGGTGTCATCGGTGGAATTTTCAGCTCGGACGAAGCCCGCGCCGACTTCGATCTTCCAGCCACACCTGGCGGCCATGGTGCAATGCCGAGAGTCCAGCAGCAAGTGGTGCCGCTGAGTTACGGTACGGCCATGAAGCCGCCAGATCCAGCAGCCTCATCGACCCCATCAGCGCAAGAAGCGAGAATGGCAAGTCTGGAGGAACTGCTCGGTGATGAACCCGAGACCGACGAAGATGCCGAGGCGAAAGCCTTCGGTGTATTCGCTACCGTATTGAAAGAGGCTGCACATGCTCACGAAAGCTGAAGCGGCCGGCATGATGCGGGCGGTGGCGGATTTCGTGCGGACGCTCGTCGATCCACTCACTGATCGCATCGGCGAAATTGAACATCTGCTTGCCGAACTTCCCGCGCCGATCGCCGGCAAGGATGCGGACCCGGATGCGGTCGCCGACATCGTCATCCTCCGCCTGAAACCGGAGATCGATGCAATGAAGGCAGTGGCCGGCAGTCTGCCTGAGTTGGTCGAGCTAGCTGTATCGAAGATTCCTCCGGCTCCGCAAGGTGAGCCCGGCGCGTCCGTGAGCATCGATGACGTGCAACCGCTCCTGCAGCAGATGGTGACGTCGGCCATTGCTGAATTGCCCCAGCCGAGAGACGGAGAACCTGGTACGTCGGTTACGCTTGCAGAGGTGATGACTGAGCTTGGCCCCCTTGTCGAAGCTGCGCTTTCGGAATGGCCAAAACCGAAGGATGGTCTCAGCGTCACGATTGACGACATTCAGCCGCTCGTCCACGATCTGGTACAGAAGGCCTTTGCCGAGGTGTCCGTGCCGAAGGATGGCGAGCCGGGGAAAGACGGTGCATCCGTCGTTGACGCCCTCATCGATCGTGATGGCAACCTGGTGATAGTGATGCCGACTGGAACCAAGATCCTTGGCAAGGTGGTCGGCAAGGACGGTGATCACGGGATGCCCGGCAGGAACGCCGACGCCCCGGAACTCCCAGACATCGAGTTCGTGCCCGATGACGCCTTGAACGAGCGCATCGCCAAGGCTGTCCGTCTTATGGCGGAAACGCCAGTGGCGATCGATGCTGACAGTTATCCGGCGGGCACTTGATCGACAATGATTTGCTGCGTCTTGCGGCGTGAGGGTGACGATGACCACAGCCGTTCCGAAATACAAGTTGTGGGAAGCCCTGCAGGTCGCCGTCGATCTCGGCACGCGAGCGCTCGAGGAAATCCGGACCCTGGCCCGCATTCCCGGCCCGCCAGGACCGCCAGGGAAATTGCAGATCGTTCGCGAGTGGAGCGAGAGAGTCTGTTACGCAGGTGAAGCCGTCACTTTCGCGGGGCAGACCTTTCAGGCCCTGCACGATACCGCCAGAGCGCCTGGAACGGAAGATTGGATCTGCATCGCCGAGCGTGGGAGAGACGGCAATCACGGTCTCGATGGCAGCGACGGCCGCAGTTTCAATATTCGTGGCACATGGGTCGAAGACGAAGAATACCGGCAACTGGATGTTGTTGCGTTGAACGGCGCATCGTTCGGGGCGAGGAAAGACAATCCCGGTCCATGTCCCGGCGAAGGATGGCAACTCATCGCAGCACAGGGCAAACGCGGCAATCAAGGTGACCGCGGGCTGAAGGGCGACAAGGGTGACCGGGGTGAAAATGGCACTCCGGTCGTTGCGATGGACATCAACCTCGACGGCCTTCTCACGCTTACGAACGGAGATGGCTCGCAAGTCACATGCGATCTGTACCCGGTTCTGTCGCAGATCAAAAACTGACCAGTCGAATTGCACTCATTCGGTTTGAATGCTGGCGCCGAAGCAGTCGAGCCCGCCGTCGCCGAAACCACCAATGGGAATGAACCCCAGCCGCTGCGGCGGCGTGGAAGACCGCGTCGGGAAAAATCGAATCGCCAAACAGCCTCGTCGCCAGTGTGAATAACGAAGGATCCACATCATGAGCATCTCCAACACCACGGAATCCGCAATCCTCGCGCTCATTTTCAATGCGACGGCTTGGGGCAACTACGCCGACAACGCAGCGACCTCGCCGGAGACCAATATCCATGTTGGATTGCATACGGCGAGCGTTGGTGATGCCGGAACGATGTCGACGAACGAGACGGCTTACACTTCCTATACCCGCGTCAACGTCGCGCGAACCACAGGTGGATGGACCGAGACATCGGGCTCCGTGTCTCCGGTGGCAAACATAGACTTCCCGACCGGTACTGGCGGTCCGGATACCGTCACGGACTTCTCGACCGGAAAAACCGGCGGTGGCGCTGCTGCCGTTCTCTGGTATGGAGCGGTTTCGCCGTCGATCGCAACCGGCAATGGCATCACGCCACGCCTGACGACGGCAAGCGTCTTGACCCTGGATTGATCGACACAAGAGGAAGGACACCATCATGCCCGCAACAGGTGCAAACACCGCGCCAGCATCG